TCACGACCCACCAATAATCAAAGAGTTATCCTTCCGATTCTCGGGAGTGTAACCCTTTTCTATTTTATGTAAGTGCAGGTGTAAGTAAATATTATGCGATCGCACATTAGAATTGGGCACGTGGGTGTAACTGCGCGCACCATTTGAGACTATTTTGCGCTTCATTTGAGACTGCCTGAAACGCTATTTTATTGATCCCAATTCTTCCATTCCTTGTTCCAGCTCTTCCAATGGTGCAAAATCTCATCCGCCTCTTCCTTACCTAGGCTGACCTCGTTGGCATCGCGCAATAATAGTTGAACGAATTTTTCAACACACCCTGGGTGGAACCATATTTCGAGTGGTTCCGGTTCCGGTGTTGTTGGATTATGGCCATGCCACATGACCGCTGGTAGTTGTTGCAGGTCTCCGCAGCAATGGAAGCAACGCTTTCCGACCTCCTGGATAAATGGGCGGAAGCGTTCCGGAGAGAGCAGGGACTCCGCGTCGTTCTGTGATAGCCCCTGCGTCTGAACGGCATCTTCTACTTCCTGACTTGTTTTACGATGCTTCTCGAAATTAAATTGAATGTGTTTAGAACGAACTAGCATTGGGCATTTCCTCCTCGCCCAGCATTCTAGATTATTTCCAGTTCCTTATGATTAATTCTGAACGCCTGCCCCGCCCCTGAGTACCACCAACGGTATAATTGATGTCTACCGATTCCGTTGTTAGACCGCTAAACGCTTTGCGCATTTCAGGGATATCGTTGACGCTTACAATCATTTTTCCTCTGATCGATCGGGCCAGATCAGCCATTTGATCGTATTGCTCCAGGCCGAAATCAACCCCATATCCTTCAGTGCCCCAGTAGGGAGGATCACAATAAAATAAGGTATGGGGGCGATCATATCGGCGCATACATTCCTGCCAGTTCACGTGTTCTATGTATGTGCGTGCCAACCGCAGATGCGCCTGGCTTAAATCCTCCTCCAACCTCAGTAAGTTTAGCCTTGGTGGACAAGTAGTAGCTGTGCCAAAGCTCTGGCTTTCCACCCTTCCGCCGAAAGCAAGCTTTTGAAGATAAAAGAACCGCGCCGCGCGCTGGACATCGGTCAACGTTTCCGTTGGGGTAATTTGCGTCCACTTGTAAATTTCACGGCTGGTTAACGCCCATTTGAATTGCCGGACAAATTCCTCCAAATGGTATTTAACTATTCGGTACAAATTGACCAGCTCGCCATTGATATCATTCAATACTTCGACCGGCGCTGGGGCTTTACGAAAATACAGTGCAGCCGCTCCTGCGAACGGCTCTACATAACATTCATGGTCTGGGAATAGCGGGATAATCTTGTTTGCCAGGCGTCGTTTCCCGCCGATCCAGGGAATAATAGGGTTGTGCATTACGTGAGCCTTATAAATGGTTATGCTAGACTCCGATTGCCGCGTACGTGGCAGGGAGCCTTGGCTATGGCTCACAGCTATATTCTGTGGGTTATGGCGACCGGGATCATGTTAGCGCATGATTCCGGTCGCTCTCTCATCTGTGTAATCTATACGCAGATGGTGATCAGCCAAACAGGCTCTTCGCTGCCCAGCCTATCAATCCGCCAACCGTCAGCATCGCCATCGAGATACCTATCACGATAGGAGCGGAGTAACTCGATTGCTCGATCGCATTCAATCCTCTGTCTACAACAGCATCGGCCTGCTGATTCAGATTTTTGGCCTCGGTTAATGCGGCGGTCAGCGTATCTTGAAGTGCTTTTATTTGAGCTTTCACATCTTCAACGTTCATGGTCTATCTCCTTCGTCTGTGGTTAAAAGTGATGCCCTTGACTTTCATGCTGCGTAAAAAATAACTGTTAATAGCAGGGAAGCCAGCCCCCAAAAGAACAGATCCTGCCTCCCCAGGGCGCGCCAGTCCCAATTATGTTGTTCCAGCTCGCGAACAATCCCTCCGACGAAAGACAGAACCCCGGCGCCCCAGGCCGGAATAGGCAGCAGAATCAATATCCACAAAATTCCTGAGTAACCCATGTGGAGAAATTGATAGCCAATCTCTACCCATAACGGTCGCCCTGGCTTGAGAGAAAAAATTACCATTGGATTGCGTCCAGTTGTTGCTGAGTGGGAGTCACACCCAGCGCCTCGATCTGATCGCGCAGGCCCTGTGCCTTCCCGGTTAGTTCACCGTGAATCGGAGAAAACAGAGCGGCTTTTGCGAGGATCTTAGCAACGAAGGCGGCCTTAGTGATCCCGCGCCCTATTACCGCCCCATCGATCCAGGGTGTGGGCATGTCATTATTCAACTCCCATGCGCGCGCCTCTTCTTCCTGCTTTGGCCAGCTTTTTACCTCCTCCTCCGGGTAGTCGGCAGTTACCACTTTTACAGCCGATTGATAGTCCCCATTAATGCGTGCCAATGCGGCGGATATCATCTGCGCAGTGGTCGGAGGCGCAGGCGGCTGTGGTGCGGCCGCGATCCATAAATCGATGAATGGCTGAAAGGGATCGATGTCACCCAATAGGGTGTTGGCCGTATCGTCATACTCGACATGCCCTTGGGTGCCATCCCATTGCACCACCCTGACTCCCTCAAATAGGGCAGAGAGGTCTACCTGACGAAATACGCCGCCAACTCCAACAACGCCATCGTCTCGAATAATCGTTACTCGCATAGTTTCTCCTTTGAAATTGCCATTGGAATGTAAAGGGGTGGGTGTGAGTTAGCCACCATCATTGGATTATGGATATGCGGTGAATTGTTGAGTGTGGCAAAAGATTGGCGGTTTCTTTCACCCTCTTTCACCATTTCATTGCGGAACGACTCGGTGGCCGCCACCCCCTTGCGTGACTCGTTGGCCGTGTTAATCATCAGCGTTGGCATCCAGGCAATTGCGCACCCAAAATCCTCGACCTCTTTGCCGGTATTGGTATCAACTCCGGCAACCTTTATGTACCAAGGGCAGCGAGCGATATACTGCTTGCCGCCATCAGTTTTAACGTCTTCACACTTGGCACCGAGTGGACAGTCTGCTTGTCTTATATCCATTAGTTTTTGCTCGCCAGAATCATGTCAATATATTGCACTGCCAGATTTATGGCAGTACCGGTAAAAGTGTGATTGTGTGAACCACCACTACCTCCGTCAGTAGCGGTGCCTGGCGAAGCTGAGGGCGAACCTCCAGAGCCGCCACTTGGATTCGATCCCGCGCCGCCGGTGTTATACACGTTAAATGCATGAGGATGCGGTGGCGTTTGGGCCGTTGTCAGCGTGGTCGCACTATTCGAGCCATTCACTGCCTGAGACGCAAAAGCGGTGGTAAACGCGACTGAACCACCCGAACCACCTCCAGGACCGCTGACAATTCTCAACGCCTTATTGTTGTGCGTAGTGATCTGTGTCCAGCCTATCGGCGCCGCTGCTTGAAAAAATAACAACTTGGTTCCGATATCAAAATTCGATAACTCCAAAGCTTCTTTAAGCTGAGTTCTGCTACCAGGGTCGAGTGCCATTCCTGCACCCTCGATTACATTCGCAATTTCTTCCTGTATGGCATTGAAGATCGCGGCGTTGAGATCTGTTGGGGCGATCCCGAGCGATTGATTTCCATCTTTGAAGCCATGTTTGCCAGCCCCGAAAAGGTCAACAGCCTTGGTTGCGGTGTCAATTCGTTGCATTCTTTCTCCTTACACGTAAGCGAAAATAGCCGTGGTATGCGCTGGCTTAAAGTGATTGATCCGGCACTCGATAACCTCATCGCCCCACGCTTGGAGCGCATCATTACAGGTACTGTTACAGTTCATGACTATTGCGCCGCCAAGTGATGGCAGATTGATCCTCCAGGCAAACCGATCCGCCTCAGATGCCACTGCATCATTGCAATCATCGTTGCAATTCATCGGCCTGAATTCGTCAATCGTTGCGCCAGGGTAACCGAGCGCAGCGGCTATATTGATAAAGTATTGTCTGCTCTGGCCACCCAGGCTGGTCAGCTTAGAAACCAGTGCGGCACGCCGCTGCTCGACGGTCTGACCAGCGGTAAGGCAGGTATCAGGCAAACCGGCAATCCGTTCCCAATCGGTTAATAGATCCGATGTATTTCGCGGATCTGCCTCGTTGATCAGATCCTCGCCACGCCGGTCCACGCGGGCAAATTCCTCGGCCAAGGCCGCCAACAGCTGAGTAAGTGTCGCCTCGGCGTCGCGCGGCCATGCCTGGCCTTGCGGTAGCAACGATTGCAGCTGACGTAGATAATCGTTGGCTGTCATGCCCATATGATTGTTCCCATCGTCGCCATCTGGCCGGTGGCGTGTGTTACGTCCGCATTCGGCACAGTCATCGTGTAATTATTTTCGCCTGCTGCGATACTGATCGCCTGGCGAATATGCGAGAGCAGGATTGTGCCGCCCGGCTCGGCTTCGCGGAGCAACAGATCGGCAAGCTCGGCCTCAATGGCATCCTTGACCGCTGCTGTATTCGGTGTCGCTGCGATGGTGAAATTTAGCGCCACCGCTACCGGGGCTGTGACCATGACAGCGGCCGTTACCGGACGGCGGGCATCAATATAGTCTTGCACCGCCGCGACCTCTCCCGCGTCTGGAATGATGCTTACATCGTCATCGCGTACAAAGCGCACAGCGACGGTGCCAGGCCCCAGCTCCTGCGGGTACACCCATGCACGGGTCACACCAGCAACCTCAAGTGTCCAGGCGATATAGTCATAATCCGCACCGCCATGTGGCGGCTGCTGGATGCGGGCAATCAACCGGGCGCGAAGACTGGCGTCCGCCTCGGTATCGGACCCTTGAGAAAGCCCTCCAGTGGCAACGGTGGCCGAACCGTTAATTCCGGCAATCGGCACCACCATAGTTAACGCGGTAGCGGCATCTGTATTACCTGCCGCACCCGCCACCGAGGCGGTCACGGCAACGGTAGCGGTTCCTGATGATATGGTGGCATCGGCATCAGTGGTAAATTCCGCCGCATCCGCGCGCTGCATCACTGTACCCGCCGGAATGAGTGTGGCATTCGTGCCGGTGAACGCGACATTGCCAACCGCTGGTGTGGCAACCTTGCGCGGTTGTGTAAGCCAAATTGTCGACCAGCGGTCGAGTATTTCCGCTTCGGCTGTGTCGTAAATAACCTGCCTGGCCAGCCAATCAAGATAACCATACAACCCATGCACTGCACCGGCATGCACGCGTGAAAGTACGTTTAAGTTGGAACGACGTAGCCGGGCATCGACGCCTGGCAGGCGTGCTTCGATATCGTTGATCGAACGCTCTATCAGATCGGCAAGTGCTGGGCGGGAGAATGGCATTTATGCGGCCTTCCAGAAATTCTCAAAGCGGTATTTCGCAACGGTGCTATCAGGCCGAATGATCTCGATGTATATACCTAGCACACCCATGCGCACGATTGCGGTGGTGATATTCACTGCCTTTGCCACGCCATCCTCAACCAGCCAGTCAAGTGCCTCCTGGGCATATTCGCGGGCACGGATTACCACAGATTGCAGTTGTTTTTCCCGATGCAGCAACCACAACCGGCTACCGATCTTGTCCGCTGGCACATCGGCAAACATGTCCGCCCACCAGCCACGCCTATCGGCCGTGGCATCGGGGATGATATCGCCAGACTCGGCTTGACGATCCGTAAAGAGCGAAAGGATCACAGCCGTTTCCAATCCGTCGTCTGCGGTCAGGCCAAGGGCATCTATGGCATAATCGGCACCCTGCTCGAAGCCGAAAAAGAGAGTCTTAACGTCGCTCATGGCTGAAAGCTTTTGATATCGCCGGTGACTTCAAGCAGGGGTGTCACCATTCGCACTTTGGTGCTCGCGGTCACCTCAATCACCCCCCCGCGCTGCATTACAATCTTATCGCCTTGGTCCGTATAAATCGCCACCTCGCCGGGTTGCAGCCCCTTGAGCCGGTAGCGCCGGTCATCGACACGAATAGCAATACCGTGATCGCGGTTGCCATCGATAAACACTGCCGCAACTTCGGCGCCGCCATGCGGCACGGAAGTAAATCCATAATCCTGAAAGCGCTCAAGATCGCGTACTTCGCCCGCAAGTAACTGCACCTGCACTCCTTGCATCTTGAGGCCATCGTTGACCAGGGAAAGTACTCCGCGACCCACCATTAGCCGTACACGACGGGCCAATGGCGCGATCATCTTATTAATAGTGCGCATCAAAATCCGATACTCCAGTCATCACTTTTGCTCTTCTTCGCTTTATCCTGCTTGCCGGTTAGGCTGACTCCGGCCACCAAGTCGAAGGCTTCCCGCCGTACCAGTTGCAGCTCGGTGCGCGTACCTTGCTCATCAAGCATGAATACCACCGACGCGATCAGCAGATCCGCATCTGCATAAAGCATGGGGGAGCGCAGATGCACCATCGTGTTAGGCTTCCACAAGTTGCCCTCACTCGCCCATCCCTGCACCGTGATCGTGGCGCGATTGCCCCGGCCCATACGGACGTTACGCTCCCACTGAGCGCGCTGTGAAAGTGTGGCGCCGGTACCCTGATCTTCGGCCAATGTGATCAATGGCCTGTAGCGGGTAATTGCCGAGTCTCGTGATTCGGCTTGCTGATGCGCAACCTGCGGACCGGAAAAGTCATCACTGCCTACGCCTTGACTCTTGATAACGTAGCGGCTGTAGCGATCCTTCCAGGAGAATTCCCCTCTGGCCGCGAGAATGTTTTCACCTTCTGTTAGCGTTGCCACCGGGGCACCGGAACCCGCGCGGGTCAATACCAGGTTGCCCAATCCATCGGAAACCAGCAAGACAGCCTTCATTCTGGCAGCGCGCTCCAGGCATTCGAATGCCGTCTCGCTTTCTTCTATTGAGAATGGAGGATTGAAAGCACTACCCACATCGGTATTTCTAAACACCTTAATGCCGAACGACTGACATAAATCGACAGCAATCTGATCTAACTTACGGCCAGACCATTGCCCGCTCTTGTGAATTGCAGAGCAGTCCACCAGGTCGCCCGTTTTGTCACGACCGCTCACGGTAATGGTGTGCTGCTGTTTATCGTACTGTGGGGTTACGGTGTCGACGTAACCGGTAATCACTACCGCCTGATCGATCAGCACTTGGCATGACTGGCCAGGGTTAATTTGCCGAACGGCCGATTGTTCCACCCAGCGATCGGTAACTGACAACTCGAACGTACCGGCGATCTGCTCGATTCCACGCTCGATGCGGATAGTCTTCCAGCCGCCGTAAAATGCACCGTTAACACGCATCTCGACATTGCTCATGTGAGCACCTCAAGCGAGTGGCCGCCAGTCACAAATCCCGGATGGCGGATGCGGTTGCGCGCCACGATCTCTGTCTCTCGTGCGGCATCGCCATAGAGCTGATGTGCCACAACCAGGGCGGGTAGCGTTGTATTAGGCGTGAATTGCACGATGCGCGACAGATCGGCGCCGCGCGACGTGATATCGTGAACAACAGCCGAGCGCAAGTCGATCAGTGCCGTATAGGTAGTGTCGGGCGCGGTTTCGGCGGCAGCTTCCAATCGAGTAGCTAGGTCCGTGCGTACAGCGATCGCGTCGTCGTAACTGGCAAATTCCATCTGACTGCTGGCCCGGGCCGCTTCGACCAGTGCCGCATTGCGGGTCAGATCGATCACAGCTTGCTGGTTTGCAGCCTGCTGTTTACGTGCAGAAGTGGTGCCCGCAATAGATGACAACCCGGTAACGCCCAGATCGAACAGTCCCGAAAGCGAGAGAAACGCCGCTGCTGGCGAAAGCGCGATCGCGCGCATACCGCTGATTTGAGCAAAAACGCTGCCAGCCAGGCTCGAAGGAAAGCGGATCAAGCTGCTGGCAGTACTGCCAATCATGCTCAGATCGCGGACAAATTGCGGGGTGGTTGCTGTGTTTTGCAGAACGCTGTTTGACGATGTTTTAATTGCGGCGAGCGCTACCGCGATGCTGGCCAGCGCGCCGGTACTGACAAAATCAGGTTGCTTATCGACAGAAAATACATCCTCGAATGCTGACTTAACTGCGGTCTCGGCGTCACTGGCGGCAACCTCGACGCCGGTCTGGGTATCGGCACGCACCGTTGGCTGTACAACGTCGCTTGATTCCTGGAAGGTGATCGAGAAACGGACCACACCACCCTCATCCATTGATTGCGACCAGCGTCCGTTCGGCACGGCCACCTTCATACGGCCTTTATATGGATGTACCAGCTCACCAGTTCCCGGTGCTTCGAGGGCCTCGATCAGTGCATCGCGAGCGCGCATGACATCCGAACCCAGCACAAACGCCTCAAGCGTGAACTCACGCGCACGCCGCCCAAGATCCTCGACATAGGGCACATCCTTGCCAGGGTATTCGTGCGAGACCGTGCGGCGTCCGATCGTGGCATCTGCTGAGCGCACGTGGAACGGTACACTACGAAAGGTGGCTGCCTGAAGCTGATCGCGCCATGCAGCCATTACATCGCCCCCGCCATCGTCATGCCCGCATCGACGTTGAATCGTACGTTCTTATTGCTCGATGATGTACTTACGATACCGGCGCGGCCTTCGGAATCGACGCGAATATTGATAGTGCCGCCGATATCGGTAGTGCGCAATTTCTCATTGAGCGCAATGGCCTGTTGTGCATCCTGATTGCTAAAAAACGATAGTGCCTTGGAAATTGTGGCGCTGATCGCATTCCCTACCTCGGTGCCTTCAGTTGCCTTATAAAGTCCATAACCCGTGGCGCCGACAGCCGTGGCCACAAGTCCCGCTTTAGCCAGCATCCCACCGCCGATCAATGTAACCAGCTTAGCCAGCATCCCCCCGCCCGCCGCTCCGACCAGGTCTCCCGCCACGCCCCCCGTCATGTTGGACAAACCTCCGCCCGGCATATTGACTACATACACGGGTGTCACACCTGCCGCAGCTTCCAGCGCCTTGCCCTCCGCCAGTCCGGCTGCCGTCCCGCCGAAACGTTTAGCCAATGCGCCGATAGCCTTGCCACCGTAGCGTCCAGCGCCGAACAATCCTAGCAATCCAGCAGCCCCGCCAACGAGCATGTCTTTCCCATCCAGGCCCATGCCGCCAGCACTCTTGCTATCCATCATAGTTTTGATGGCGTCCGAAATACCGGCATTAATAGGTTGAATAAAGCTATCCGCAGCATTGCGCAAAGATGCCTTCAGCCTGCCCACCTGATCAATCGCGTTGTTGATGGCGCCGGGCATATCCTGCGCAAACGTACCGCCTGCCGCGCCGATACCGGCGGTCATCTGGCTGATGTTTCCCAGCATGTCGCCGGAAAGCAAAACGCGCATGCCCTTGATGGTGTCCAGATCCGCATTGCCGAATGCTTTCTGCACGAATAGTGAACGATCCTTTTCCGTGTTTAGCTGGTCATACTGCTTTTTTATGTCTGCCAGAACCTTCATCGGATCACGACGGTCGCCCGTGGAAGTATCGAAGAATTTTACTCCCGTGGCTTTCTGCGCTTCCTTCATGTAGCGCAGATTGGTAAATAGCCTGAGGGTGCTGTCTGCCAGCGTGGCCAGCCGTTCGGGCTGGCGCTCGATCTGAGATAGCCCTTCCACGAATGCAAGTGTTTGATCGAAGCCAAACCCGGCCGCCGCTGCGTTAGGTCCAATGCGGCCGAAAATGCTGGACAGGTTTTCCAGTTCAGCATTGCCCAGGCGTCCGGCAATCGTCATCTTTTCCAGCAGGGTGACGGCCATGTCCGGCTTCGTAAGATCGAAATTGAAAGCGGTAGCAGCAACGGTGAGCGATCCAGTCAAGCTATCCGCATTTGCTCCGGTTACCGCCATTGCCTTGTTGGTGGCATCAAGGACTGGTAGCGCTTCGGTGAACCGCAGCCCTGACTGCACGGCGTTGTTAAAACCCTGCTGCAGATCCTCAACGTTCTGCCCCGTGTCTTTCGCCATGCGAAAAAGTTCGGAGCGCAACCCAGCCACATCTGCCTGGCTGGCGCCTGCCGTCTGCCCGATTTGCGTCAAGCTCTTGTCCATGCGCGCTGACTGCACGATGGCGGCCACCGTGCCGACTGATACGCCGACCGATGCCAGTTTCCCCTCGACGCTACTCAACATGCCCTTGATCGCGTCAAATTCACGTTTGACGCCCCCGGCGAAACGGCGCACACCACCCCCCGCAGTAGTCAACCCAGAGACAAACCGGGTTGCGTCCGCGTGCAGTTTCATTGCTAGGGTGAGATCGCGATTAGCCATTCTTGATTTTGGTCAGGTGCGACAGATAATGATTAAACTCAAAGACTGGGAGAGCCTTTATTTCTTGGTACGACCAGCCTGTTTTCAGCGCAAGCAGAAAAATCCTATCCAGTGTTCCCTTCTGCTGCGCTACTCGGCTTCCCCCAGTTCGTCCAACTCCTGCTGCGCCCCGCGCAGCTCCCAGTAGTCGGCGGGCTTCAGACGTTGCAGCATGGCAAAAGTGAATGGCCCTTGATAAATACCGCCATTCTGATTAGAGACAGACTGCAACTGCCGCACCATTGCGTGTGCGTTGAATGTCATCGGCGTATGCATGCCGCCGCCCTGGCGCGTCGCCGCCACCTCGGCATCGGTCATATCCTGCACCGTGATTTCGCGCATCTCAAAATCGGTATACACTTCATCGCCGATCTTGAGGCCGTGCTTAAATTTTCCGGTTGTGGTTTGCATGGCTATGCTTCCTCCGCACTGATGCCTTCAAAGCGCAGCGCCACTTCTCCCTTGTCAAGCTCTATGGCTTTGGCGGACCACGCGTTACGCAGCATGTACACCTTGCCTGTATCGGCCTCGAATGTGACCGATGCATCGGTGGTATCCTGCAGCTCTTTGAGCGACGTATCCCCTTTGTGCGCAATGGTGCATTCCACATAGGGCACCGCAGTCTTCTCGCTATACCCGAGCACACCGCTGTCTCCCAGCACGGCTTCGCGCTCGATGCCGCCGAAACCCAGCTTTGCACCTTCTTTCGACGCCAGGCGCTTGCCGTTAACACTGACAAAAACGCGGCCGGTAACTTGATTCGACATGTAACTCTCCCGTTAAAAATTGATCTGGTTTAACCCTCAGTTATCCGGAAATTCCGGATAACTGTTGATTAGAAAAACGTAGGTTGTGCCACGGCTCGCGTGAGCGCCATTAGCGCGGTTTGAAAGTCGGTTGCGCCTATACTCACCCATCGCTGATCAAGTCCTTCGGTCGCTCTGAGTTTTTCTACTAACTCGCCAAGCTCGGCGCCTTTGGTCTTAATTTCATTCATAAGGGCTATCTCAGCTGATGTTAATTCGCGGTAGCCTTTAATCTGACGGTGCTGATTTTCCATTTTCTCCCCCGTTTACTTTTTCGAGTTACAGCCTGAATTGCACCGCCGCCGCGAACACCCGGAACTGATTAACAATATCGGGCGGGATCACCGCATTGACCCGGTTCGGATCGCTGTCGGAACGCACCACCAGCAAATCGGCCTTGAACTGGTCGAAGTCTTCCACCAGGCCAACTTGCTCCAATTCGCGGAATAATCCGAGCAGCTCAGCCCGGATCACGCGCGGCGTGACAATCGCTTGTCCAGGTGCGAAGTTCGTACCATCGTCGGCCAGCTTATAGCGGGGAAAGCGCAGCGCTATGCGCGCCCGTACCGCATAGCGGATGTAATCCACCGTCCATTTGGTTTCCAGATCCAGGTAACTGATATCCTCGATCCCGAACGCATTAGTCTGATAGGTAGTGACAACGCGCTCGATCAGCACACGGCCACCCGCGTCGACCAGGAAAGTACTGATACCATCCTTGAGCAACAGGTTGCGTTCCTCGCGCGTAAAACGTTCCTTTTCGCTCGGCGGCAGCAATCCCGACAGTAGCAGCGTTTGGAAAGGCCGGGCCGGATCGATCGCGCCATTGAACTCACACACGGATGCCAACACCGCCGCCCAGATCCACGGTGCGGTGGGTGATTTGCCGGAACCAACAATGGTCGAATGCAGAGAGTTACGCGCGGCGCCGTAAGTGGTCAATGTTCCATGTGTGCCGGAGAGCCCGGCGAAAGCATGGCCGGTCTTTTGGGACATTGGCCCCCAGCGTGTACCCAACTCATTTTCCAGCGCCACCATGTTGGCCGAGTCCGTCCAGGGGGTAACGATGGTGTAGTACTGGTCATTGCCGATGGCCGAAAGCGCATTAGATACATTCGGATTCCCGCTACCGCTGGCCATTGCCACGATAGCCAGGCTGACGCCCTTCGGTGTGGCTTCGCCCATGTAGTAGTTAAGCCGGATGTCGATCGCGTTGCCGCACTCGCCTTTGTGTCGCGCGGTGATAGTCACCACTCCAACTGAGGGAGTGGCGGTAACCGGAAGATCAGCTGCCGCGTTGATTGCGGCCGCGATAGAGGCGGCCACCACGGTTACCGTATCGCCTGCGGCGACTCCGGCCTGCAGACGAACGCCACCGATATACAATTTGATCGTGCCTGCCTCGGTTGGGGAGCCGGTCACGGTGATCGTGCCGGTCGCCACCACGCCAGCGAGCAGATCATCCAGCGCCACGGCCCACATGTCCGAGTAGGGGTTAGCGATCTTGGCGGCGGCAATCATGCCGTGCAGCTGCGAGCCGCGCCCGAAATACCCGGCCGCCTGGTCTGCATTCAGCATCCGCGTTGGGATCTGCTGTGCCACAGTACCGGCGGTCAGGCGCTGACCGAGAATCAAGATCTTGCGCTCTTGCTGCGGCAACCCCTGAACCGCCTTGCTGTTGTCGATTTCAATGTATTGGCCGGGAGTACGGATATCGACCGGGATCTCGGCGAAACTTACATTTTCTGGCATGGCTTATTTCTCCTGGTTAACTTATCTGGTCAAACATAAAGGTCAGTTTGCTTTTTTGGCCTGGTTGAAGGTTTACCTAAATTTTCTTGCCTTTCGGTTTCTCGACTTCAATTACATCGCCATCCGCAAGGCGGCGTAGCCAGTAGCTGTTTAACTCGACCGACGCTCCCTCTGCCGGCAGAACGTTCCCGTTCGGCATGCGCACATGCAAGTCTGGCGCGGGTTTGATAAATTTCTGCATCGTCTCTCCTTTATGATGTGGGCAGCGTTACCTGGTCAACGGCATCCGGCTTGGATGCAGTCTGGTCAGGCGGCTCTTGCAACCACTTGTTATGCTCGGCCGCAGTCTCATGCGGCGGGATATCCATATCACTATGGAACGTAGCGAAGTCGTTAAGCGCTTCCTCATCCACCGGTACGGGCAGATCCACCGTGCCGTACGTCTCGATCTGTACCACCCCGGCGTAAACGCCAGCCTTATAGAGCAGATCCTCGGCCATGAAATCGATTGCGGTTACCTTCCAACTGCTCTGCCCCGCGAACGCACCATCAAGCAATCCTGCAACCGCTTCCAGCATTTCATATAAGCCCACCGGCCCGATGGCGCCGCCGTCTCCCTGGCGCGCGGCAATGTGCCCCCGACTGTTGCGTGCGATACAGGCGACACCGAAGCGCAGCCGGGCCGAACGATCCGCCACCCGCAGAGATCCGGCGGCGAGATATACCGCCGGTGCATCCGTGGTGAATTTTTTCACCAGGCTGTCTCCCGACAGGTCCGGCAGACTGGCTACATCGCGCAGCTTGGCACCAATGGGTGCCCCCTTTATCAGCGCAATCAGATCATTTTCAGCTTCAGCCAGCATTGATAATTCCTTGAATCCGCATTTGCAGAATATCCAGTATGTCAGCCTCATCTCCGGCATTAATGCCCAGGAAAGGCCGCGCCGGGATGGTTACCGATTTGGTGGTGACAAACGCACCGTTAGCCAGCTTAAAGCGTAGCGATGATGCATTTCTCGGTTTGATTACGCCGCCAAATTGATGGATAGCGGCATAGATACGGTTAACACCCCATTCCGCAAAGTCACGGCCGGAATGACTGGTGATTGAATCACCCAGGTGTCCATCTTTGGTCAACGTCCTGCCCCCACTGATCTGCACGCGGATGCTCGGTTTCCAGCGCCTGCCATCCGGCCCGATCTCGGTACGGAAGCGCTCACGCGTGCTGTTTTCTCCCAGCGTAGCGATGTCGCGCATCGCATCCTTGTTGTCGCGGCCGAGCGCAATCAGGTTGAGCAACACCGCCCTGATCTTGGCATCGTCATGCGAAACGCTGACGGCAATGCCAGGCACGGCCATTAGATAAATCCTTCCGCGTTACCGCGCCGGAATACCGGCGTGGTAGACGAAATCTGCGCCGCGTCGTTGGCGGTCGGCCGATTGCCGGAGACATCCACACCCAGGCTGATTAAACCCTTGGCGATCGCCTCAAGCTGCTTGATAACGTTTTTGTTACGTTCGGTTACGGTGTCGGTAGCCATGTCGTCGTACAGCGCATAGCGGGCAAGATCACAGGCCGCCACCATTACCAAGCGCGGCACGGCAATCAGAGGTACTGTGTAACGAGTAGCGAGATAGCCGTTGATCGTGCTATCCGCATCCAGCAGCTTGCTCTCGATCAGCGTCAGCGCTGCCACTGTTGCCGCCTGCTCATCCGTGGTGTAACCGGCAAGGCTTCCTGCGGCGGCGGCCGTCTTGAGCATCTCCGCCGTCACCATGCGCGGCATGCCACGATCAGCCCGCTGCGCGATCTCTTCAGCGCCGAACTGGTCAAGCAGGTTAGTGGCGGTGGCGTACGTCATTACTCAGCTGCGATATCGATAAAAGCGACGCTCAGCAGCGGCTCGCTGATAATTTGGTCAAGTTGCTCCGGGGTCAGATCAGCCGCGTTCAAAGTGACAGGCTCCGTACCGAATTGAATTCCGGCGCGCCGGAAACCGTTGCGCTCGGCCTGGACAATCAACGCATGCACCACTTTCTCTTTCTGGACTTCCGGCCCAGGCGCGGGAGGAAGTTCTGCTTCGCGTGTCCCTTGAGGTTCGGACACAGATTGGGCAGATTCCAGCATAGCTTCCGTCTCACCGGACACCACGCTTGATTGAGCTGGTACTGCAGGGTTTCTCTTTGCCATATCGATCTCCATTAATCTGCAGAGGCGGGGGGAGGTGAATCGTCTTTATCCTCCCCCATCGCTTGCAGGCACGGGCAGGGTTTTATTCAATTACGCTCCGTCTTAACGGAGCGCTCACATCAAGCGTCAGCGGCAATTAACCGGTTGATCCCCAGGCCATCTGCCAAAAACCATAACCGCCCGCCGCCCGCGCTTCCGCGCCGAACTTGAATTTCTTGCGGCTGAATACATCGTCAGTTTGCGGATCTATCTGCTCGACGAACACCGGCGCCTTGCGCTCCTGGTAAATAAAAGGCTTGACCGGCTTCGTGGTGTCTAGCAGGAACCAGGCCGTATCGGAAGTCAGCCGGGCATCCACCACCACTTCAGCCGTTCCTTTGTAGGGATTGGCTTTGCCATCGTCGAGGCGATCGTTATTGATAAGTGCCAGGGCAATTGCCTCAAGCGCAGGGGGCACGAGCAATACGTTCGGGATGATATTGAGGGGACGGCCTTCATCGTCTTTGAATTTGCGCATCGCCGTGCGGCCCGCGCCATAACTGGCGATAGCAAGCGCCTGCGTAGCGGCGGATAGCGCTACCGCACCCTTATTGGAGACCGATGCACCCGCCACCGGGTGATCAGTGTCAAAATAATATTGACCGTCGTAGCACTGGTTGGCGAAGCCACCATTGACCAGAGCCATCACAATCTCATCCGGCAATTGCTTAGCTGAGAAACCGGCCATTTGAGCTTGAGGCGCATAAATGCCAAGCTGATCATCCTCGATGTGATTGCGATCAACTTCTATAGTGGCTTCCCAGTCGTCATTAACGATCGTGTATTTGAAGGCTTCGAGGGATTTAACAAACTTATCGCCAACCCACTTCCGCATTTTCGGGAAAGCGGATAGCCAGGCGTAATCATTTTGCCCAGTAGTGGATGGTACTTTCATGGCAATTTTTTGCCAGACAGATGGCGCCGCGTCGAACGCATTGACGAATGAGGTTTTGAGGCTGATAAATACATTGCTGATTGTGTCTTTGTTCACCAGCATCCCAGCAAAACCAAGCAGCTCGATGCCGGAACCGGCATCATGTTGCCCGGCTATCGCACCGAACGGCAGAAGCGCCAGCAGCGCCACAAGACCGGCGCCGATCAGAGTGAGAATTTTAGAAAAATGCATCGTTGTTTCTCCTGGTAGATAAATAAATAGAGCTGCTTTTCTTCTCTAGCTTTGAATCTTTACTGCACCCAGACGCCGTCCGAATCGACTCCGATCACAACTCCGGCAGCGGAACGGGTATTGGTACCATTGGTCTTGGCCACTGTTTGGTCATCAATGACATAACAAGTTTTGCCAAGGTCGGCCTGAGTTACCGCATCGGCGCCGTGATTGAGCCACTTGAACGCTTTGCGGCGGCGCACAAGCACGTTCTTGGCGCCATTGGCGCCGGGATTCACTACTTGCTCTTCAGCCCGACCAAGGTAAGTTAGCGTGGTAGCAACAGCGCCGGGGGTTGCGTAACCACTGGCGTTGGCCACCACCAACGCGCCCGCGTAAATGGTGACGCCAGTGGCTACGGGGACGGAGATCAATTCCCCGTCTTGCATGTGTGTGTTGCGATCTGCTGCGAGTGCCATATCTTTCTCCTTGTCTGATGTTTTAATCTTCGCGAGGCCAAGTGGCCGGGCGATCCCGCGCGACCAGGTTCTTTAAACTGGCGCGCCGAGTGTTTTCTTGAATTCTTCCGGCGAGACGCCCATTGCTTTGCATACGGCCAATTGCGATTCAGTGAGCTGCTCATCGTTCCCACCTTCACCAGGCTTCTTGCCGCCGGTCTGAGTACCACTGAGAGCCGCAACCGGCTGCGCGGTATCGAGATAGCCTTTCAGCGCCGCGATATCCTTGCCACCCAGTTCACGCGCCCATGCTTCTTGCGGAGGCAACAGACGCCCGTCGGCAAGCGCGGCGGTAACCAGGCTATCCACCTCGCGCCCGTTAACTTCTGCCCGTAGCGACGCCAGCTCATCCTGCACCGCTTTCATGGTATCGATTGGCACATACTTGGCCGGATCTGGTGAGGCAGCCTTGAGTTCAACAATTTCCGTGTTCCGCGCGGCGAGCAGCGTGGGCAAGCTGAATCCAACCGTGGCCGCTTCCGGATTGCCGTTTTTTATTACGTCAACGGCTTTCTGCAGCTCCGCTACAACCTCTTCCGTGGTGGCCAGTGTTGGCAGATTTAGAAGCCAACGGATATTGTTCAACAGCTCATCAAGGTTCATAGTTAAAAGCTCCTGTGTTTCAGTTGAAAAGCGTGTAGCGGCAGCCTGTGCCACCACGTCGTCCATCCCATCAAGGGCTGGGTTATTGGTTAATGCCGCGTTAAAGATTGATCTGATCGCACCGGTTTTTTTGTCGTAGCTGAAAACCGGGGAAATGTAGAGATACTCCTTCGCCTCGATCAAGGCTGAGGCGCGTGCAGTCCATTCAACATCAATCGCATAAAGGCCATCGCCCTCACGCCATTCAAGCTTCTTGAACCAAGCCGCCGCCGGGGCAGGCTGGCCGTTTTTTGCAGCCAGCAGGGATTGATGCTCATAGTCGATCACCAGGGGATTGCTCCGCCCGGCAAGTTGGTCAATGATGGCTTGAGCCAGTGTTGCATCGATGTACCAGTGCGGCGCATCCTTGGGACGACCATCCGTGGCGCGGAACTTTCCGGCGGGAAGCAATTGCACCTCGGCACTGGCGGACAGCGCAAATGCGCACGCGGCAAAACCAATTGCGAGGGGGAAGGTTTTCGGTTTGCGATTCATGCCGCCATTGTGCGGGCGGCCGGGAAGGTAGTTAAGGCGGAAGCGTTTCCGCCCCGGAAGGGATTAGGATCTAAATTAGATTAGCACCCTAAAAACTCTACCGTCAACCGATAAGATGCGAAACATAGGTTTTGCTCCGCGTTTCAATGCCGCTATGAGCGAATTTAACGGGGGTCTAACGCGGGTATCTGAATTTTTCAGGGGCATAGTAGCCGGATACGTCTCTCAAACGCTTAAACCCCCATCTTTCAGCTTGCTGCTTTTCCCCACTGGGACTATACTTTTATCGAACGGGTGAGCTGTGGAAATTTCGGAGTCCACAGTAACGTTTCCGAGTATTCGTTGATGGAGGGACGTCCGGCCTCCCATCCGTTTCCTAATTCAAGTTGCCTCTCACCAAGCGGTATCTCTTCTCATTTTTCAGAGCAAGCGGGTCAACTTTAAAAGCTGCTCTTGCCATATTGAGCTTGCTCTTGGGTTTCTTTGGCACAAAATCGGACTGCACCACCAGCTTCTGCTTGCGCGGGTCATCAATGCTGTCCAAGACGTAGAGCAGATTCCCCGTCTCAGTGTCGTATAGTACCGCACGCGGATTCGCAAGTCCTTCCGGTAACGCCTCCCACTCCTCGGTTGTCAGCGCATCGCCAGCATTGGCATGACGTTCGGCCTTCTTGCCCACAATTAACCTATCCTGGATCGCAATTTCAGCCGACACGGGAGGCTTATCCATCGTGCGCAAGAATTCCACATCATCAGGATGCGCGAAACCGGCCACCGCAAACTTCCCTTGGCCACGGCCAGCCACTAGAGTATCCGTCACAAACGCGACAAAGCTCTGCGCCACTCCCGGCGACATCAGCGGAGACATTGTTTGCCACCAGCTGGCGCCGACGTCGGCCGGAGCCTGGATGATCTTTTCAGTAACGAACTTTGGTAGATTCTCCCGCCGTCCACCTGGCGGATAATGGAAAGCGGGATCTACCCCCTTCGGGATCTGCTGTACCTCGCCGCTGCGCTTGTTCACAAAGGTGTATTCCGGCACCACAGGCGCATCGCTCACAGTCAACCCGCGCCGATCCATCATCCCTTGGCTTAGCTGGATTACCCGGCATTTGCAGCCCCACGCCTTGACCGGCATGTGTGCCTGGTAGAACGGATCATCGGCTGGCAATATCAACCCGTCCCATGCCGCGTGCTGAAGGCGTGGATGTTCGCTGTTATTGCCGGAGTACTGCAGATAGGGCAAGCTTGCCTTGTTCGCCTGGATGCGCTCCCATTGCCCTTCGGAATGCGCCGTACGCAGATTGGTATCGTAGATCGTTTTGAGACGGCGCGTGCTGCCGAGCTGCACTTCCTTGACTTTTCCCGTATCGGGATCGGTCATCTCCGCACGGCCCCACCAGCCTTTCTGCATCAGTAGCGGCTTGAGGTTATTACGGAAGTCGGCGAACGTGGTGCCGTTTGCCAGCGCGGCATCAATCCCAGACCGGATGTCGCGCAGGATATCGAGTTGCATGGCCTTGGCCACGGTAAACGCAGCCTGGTGTTCCTGTTGCCAGACATCCTGCCAGTTAAACCCGATCTTGTAGCCCTTCTGCCGGAAATAGGCGATCGCCTCTTTTGGCGGAAGCGCTTTTAGCTGAATCATGTCAGACTACGCGGCTGGCTCGTACGGCGAGATCACCCTCGACCACTCCGACATTGGGCGTGCTGGCTTCCCAGCGCCAGCGCCACTCACCCGATTTGTCCAGCGTAATGTCGGCATGGTAGACGCCGTCGGCATCCTTGATCACTTCCGAATCCACGCCATAAGTAAATGTGGTGGGCGCCTCGGCGGGAGGCTTCACCTTAAGGATCAATCCACCCGGGTCTGCAAGGATGTTGGTTGCGCAATCGGTAATAGATACGGATACACGCACGACCGAGCCGATGAGATAACTAGCCGCTGCAGGCATATCCAACCTCCGTGGTGAGTTGCGTGATCGGCCGTCCGACAGTGTGCAGGATGCTTCCTGCCAGTGCGTGACGCGTCGTCAATAGCCCCGCCGAGTATTCCGTGCCAATACTCAGATCTCCATATGCCGACGCACTGCTTGCAGCAGATCCGGCCAGATTGATCCCGGTATGCAATGTTGCGATCGCGATCGCCTGTGCGATGGCCGGACCGTCCAGCTGGATGTGCGTGGTCAGACTTCCGCTGACAATAGCCTGCGATATCGCGGAGGCCGCGAGAGTGATCGATGCGCTAAGCTCGCCATTGGCAGAGGCGCCACCTTGCGCATCGCCCTTAAGGCGAATCCCACTAACCAGGCTGGCCGATGCTGCGGCCTGGGCAACAGCGGCGGCATTGAGGCGGATCTGTGCAGTCAAGCTGGCTGATGCCGTTGCCGATGCCTGTGCGTTGCCTTCCAGCTCACCCGAGGCCCCGGTACTCAGATTACCGCTGGCCGACGCGGTGCCGACGGCGGAACCAATCAGGCGAATAACGGTGTCCAGCATCCCGCTCGCGGCCGCTTCGGCCACGGCTGCGGCGGAAAGGTTTATGCCGCCGGAAAGCGCCGCTGAAGATATTGCCTGGGCGAGTGCGGCCCCGGATAGCTGGATTCTTGCAGTTAACGTGCCGCTGGCCGTGGAAACGGAAACGGCATCACTGGCCAGATTGATCTGCGTAGTCAACGTACCGATTGCCGCCGCCACGGATAGGGCTGTGCCGGTGATTTCGATCTGCGTTGTCAGCGCTCCTGAGGCCACCGCAGCCGCCTGGGCATCGCCCGCGAGCGCAGCCGCGCCACCTGCGGTTGTGGCCCATATCCGCCTTACCTGAGGTGTCCGCCTGATGTCAGGATGGGGTAGCAGCGAGGCGGTACCAGTTACCCCAAGCCCTTTCTCATCCGCCACCCTGACCATCGCCAGGTAGCGTACTAACGATTCGGGGCGAACCTGCTCAGCCGATACCCCTTTTTGCAGCGCATAAAACTCGGCATCAGTAAGAATCGTATTCCACCAGGCTACCTCGGCAAGAGATCCATTCCAATTACGTGTTCCACCAGGATTATTGCCGAAATACCAAGTGTCCGATCCCACGGGCCAGGAAGAATCGCTGCCCGATTGTGTAAGTCCTGCCCCTACCGTGAGGCGGACTCCATCTTGATAGACTGTTGGATCATTGGCCGAAGATGATGTATCAATAGAGAACCCGAGCGGAGCCCATACTCCCTCTGCCGGACGATTCCAGAGCCAATTTGTTGCAGCGCCCGCGCCAATGAAAAGTCTATAACTGGTTACGTCATTGTGATTACACAGAACAAAGGGATTCGCTCCCTCGCGCCCGAAAATTCGCCCCAGATTTCCGGCTCCCTCTCCATTCCGGTTCGTCCAGATGTGGAAGCTGAACTGCGCAGGAATGCCCTCGGTCGGGCCAGTAACCTTATCGGTCGATCCTACCCCTTTGGCTCCAAATCCGATTGCCATGAACTTAGGCCGATGCGCCGGTAATGTCCGCTCGATAAACGGCGCCCGAGGTCAGCGAGACGCCCATGTCGTTCTTTACAACCAGCTTTAGGTAGCGGGTTACCGGCAACCCAGCGAGGCTAAAAAATTTGCGGTGCGTGTTTGTGTCGACGCATGGCATTGCGCCGATGAAATGCAGATCATTTTCTTGGCTGGTGTCTGTGCCCGACTCCGGCCCGCTGCCGAAGTCCGTATTGTTTAGTGACAGCTTGGCAAAAATTAGCAACTGTTTATTACCAGCCGGAGTTCCGTTTGGGTCACATTCAAGCTCTAAAGTGACATCCAACGGGACTGCTGCACCCAGGTCGATCGCGGCCGACGCGACATACGTGGCGCTGGCCAGAGTCCCGAGAGTGAGTACCGATGCGCTGCGAGCGCCCTGTGATTGCGTGAATACAGTCATTATCTAGTCCTCAGAATTTCTTCAGTCGCATATGGCAGGCCGAGAACTTCCATACGTGATGCAGGCCGGAGAGAGAGACCTTTTAACGCCGCGCCTTCTTCCGCAGAAAATCCGGCCGGAGCGGGCACAACCATTAGCAGATCAATCATTGCGATCGTGTTAGGGTGACCAATGTCCGCACCTTTGTCAGATCGCAGATGAGCCATGAATTCTTTCACCACGATGTCCGTCGCCGATAATGCTTCCAGCTTGGTCAGAACACTTCTGGCCATGTCTATCTCTAACTCAGCCATAAGAGTGAGCGTGGTGATCCATCGCTCTTTGTGCATTGATTCTGTATTTGCGTTGAGTAGATCAACTACCTGACCGGGTTGATCCGCCAGATAGGCCGCATACCCCTTCGCGGTCGGATCGTTTGCAATCTCATCTGCGAGCATTGACATGGCACACCATTAATTGTCGATCTGGAACGTAGCGGCGCCGATGGCGAAACTGGGCGCAGCGTCGCCATTGTTGATTGTCTTGGGTGCGGCCAAGGCGGAGTAGATCCAAAGATTGCCGCTGCTCGACGCGTCCAACAACCCCCATGCGCCGACCACCCCCCAATTTGCCGTCGGTGCCGGAAAAGTGATAACGACGTTATTGCTGGTGGTGCCGCTAGTGCCGCTCGATGCGGTAGTGCTGCCGCCACTCTGCGTTCCCGCCCAATTAGCCAGGCTGCAAGCTACCGCAACACGCGCGTAGCTTCCGCCACTGACTTCGGTGCCTGCACTGCCGTCTGTCGGGTCAACTGTAAAAAGCGCGACATAGAACGTCGCCGGAACACCCAGTGCCTGCGCTCGTAGAAGCGCATCAATGATCTTGTTTTCCGCATAATTGGTTAATGCGCCCATGTTGAATCTCCTTTATCGATGTTAACAATCTGTTTCTGATATGCCATCCTTCGCCCTGATCTTCATTGCACGGGGGGACCTCCCATTCTTGAATCTTTCAATAAGTCCGATCTTATATTCGATCTGCTCGACAAACTGCTGCACCCGCGCACGTTCGCTCGGCTTCATTGCTCGACCGTTGTAAATCTTGATCTCAACCTGGTTTGCACCTATATCGTGCAGCAGAAATGAGAATACGGTGTCGCCTGGTATCACATCTGGATCTTTATGCCCACGGAGAATGATGAACGTGCCGGTCGCGATCTCGGCGGTTATCCCTTGGCCTAAATTGATGTGCCTGTTAATCTCGCTCATGCATCCTGCCCCGAAGCATTAACGCGCCCCCAGATCCGGGCGGCGAATTGCCCTTGTGCCAGCATGTCGGCCAACGCGGCGGCATCCATCTTTTTAAGCAAATCCGGCAGCCGTGACTGGAATTCTCCAAAACTCTCAGCCTCTGCCGCCAACGCAATAAGGGGTGCAATGAGCGGATCTGTCACACGCTCCCAGTCGTTAGCCAGTTCATCAGACAGCTGGTCAAATTCATCCTCACCAGGAGGCAGCGCCGATAATGCAACGGTGGCTGTCACAGGCGGCTGCCCGGCGCCGCCGGATACTCTGGCTAGCACCTCCTCGCCTTCGCCAGGCACCGGGATGCGCAGCTTGTCTTGTGCCCAGGAAACCGGCACAGGAAAGCCGATATCTACCAACGCGGGCAGCGCGTTAGCATAAGTCTGCAGATCCTCGGGTTCACGCACATCAAACACGAAGCGCGGCACCCGGCGTATGTCATCAACCCCGCCGATGTTGAGCGCAAGTAACGGATACACCAGGTCGCGCGTCAGCGTGCCCGCCAACTGGATCGCATCGGATACCTTGAGATCGTGACGCACCTCGTTGTGCACCTGGCCGAGCGCGTTCGTGCTGGTTTTGCCGTCCGCTTGGCTGGTCAGCGTGCCGCCCAGAATCGCCTTGCTCTGAGTTCGCTCGCACCAATCCATCATGGCCTTGAACGGATCATGGCTACCCTTGGCGGCTTCTTTAAAATCGATCATCATCCCTTCGGGAATAATCCCTGCCGCATCGTGGCCGATCTGCGTTACTGCGCGCAGCAGCGTGGCTTTCTCATCATCGCTGACGCCAGATGGATACGTGCCAAGTCGCATCGGCAAACCGTAGATTTCCAGGAACTCCGCCAGATCGCGCACGCTGTAATTCTTGAACAAGAAAGGCCAGGCCAGCACTCGATGCAGCCCAGCGCGAGCAACATAACCTGACTTGGCTTTGTGCACATGCGTGATCCAGCCGAATGGCGTCAACTCGGCGCCATCCATCGTCATATCGCGCAGGCGGATCTGTGATCGTGTGGCGCGGTCGGTCTGAAACCAGCTTTGCGGCCGGTGACTGATCATTTTTGGCAGCCATTCACCCCCCAGCATCTGCCACTCAATCTCCTGGCAGGCAAAACCGTGGCCGATCGCGTCCAGCGCATCCAGTATCACATCCTCGAAATTTGAGACGTCGGATAGCAGCTCTTTGAGATAGGCGGCGGCCTTCTTCTCTTTTGCCGATGCCTTGCGTGGCGGCACGATATTCCAGTCAACCGTGAGTAGCGCGCGTTTGCGCTTGCTCATCTCGGCATAGATATGGCCGTCTTTCTCTTCCATATCCAGGAATAGATCGTGCTGGGCACGAATGTCGCCCAGCTCGGCGGATTCCATGATCCGGGCCAGCTTGGCCGGGGTAAGCCCCCTGCTTGGGTGTCCGGCGAATTCATGCCGGAGACTGCCGACTCTGGCGCTCTGAGCTTCCTTGATCAACCCGGTATTGATCGGATTGCCGTTGATATCAACGATGGCTACCATGCGCCTACTCCGGTTGGTTCATCCGCGCCGCTACGTGCGCTTTGGTATGCCATGCCAATGCCGCGCGTAACCGCCGCCATCCACAGCATTTGAAGGGCATCCGGGCCGTCGTCATGGTCCGCCTTGGGAAAGTGCCGCAGCTGATCGATTAGCGTGGCCTGCGACGGATGCAGGCGGATCAAACCGTTAGCCATATGTGGCTGCAGCGACTCGATACGCAGCAGCTTATCGGCGTGTGGGATCACCGGGCGCGCTGGCACCGGGATGCCACGCTTCGCACTACGCTTGACCAACTCAGTGCGGAGGAACTCCTGGAACTGGACAGTCTCGACCACCCATAACAGGCAGTGGTATTGCACCTGCAGCAAAATAATGTCCTCAATGATGCGATCCGGAAGGCGTTTCTTGATCAGCGCTTCCACAACATCGAGAATGCCGGTGAGCCGATTAAACCCGCCTACCAGCAATGCAGAGGGATCGCGGCTGGCGCCATGTTTGCCCAGGCTGGGGTCGCACGCGCCGTAAAACACCCACTCACTCAGCCGGTTGACCCAGAACTGGATTACGTTGGCAAATGGCGCATCGTCACCCGACACCGGATCATTCTGCTGCTCGCTATCGAAAGCAGCACGGCCATCCCTGGCACGTTTCACCATTAGCTTGTAGAGCGGCTGTGCGGCTGGCCAGCTTACCGCCGCGCCCGCCTCCATCTCGGTCGAGCGCTCCGCGTAGAATATCCGCGCCGCGTCCTCACCCACGTTAAGCAGAACTTCTTCCCACTTATCCCACAGGTCCATGCGGTGCGGCCATTCGAGCACAGCTTTGAATTTGCGCGACTTCCATAAAGGGTTCTTGAGCTGCCGCGCCAGGACTGAGTCGTAGTGCAGAATGGTGCCAATCAAGATCACATCCATAGAATCATCGGCCGGGCCGAGAGACAGGACTGTTTTTTTCAGCCATGATTCCAGCTTGTCGCGCTGCTCTGGACTGCGCACGTTCTCATCGTTTTCCAGATCGTCGCCAATCGCCAGATCCGGGCGGTGCGGACCATGCCGCAAACCGCGCATCTTTTTTCCGGAGCCAAATGCCTGCACCTTGGCATCATTGGCTGTAATGATCGTGCCGACCTGCCATACTCGGCCCCGGCCGGTCGCGTCTGGGTAATCCATTGCCAGGCGTGGGTTAAATTCAAGTTCTGCCTTGATCGCTTCCAGCATAGGCAGCGCCTGATCGAGCGCATCCATGATGATGACCGGGAATCGCTTACGTCCGGTAACCAGGCAAAAGATCACGAAGATCTGGGTAACGATCGTCGATTTTGCGTTTCCCCGCGGGGCGGCGATCGCATCATGGTCCCCGACCCCGTTATCCACAATTTCGAGCAGGCGTTTGTAAAGAAAGTCATGAAGTTCCGCGTTGGCGTGCTTCACGTAGTGCGGGAAGTAAATGCGCGCGAAGTATTCCAGATCGGAGTTCGCTTGTTCCACGCGCGCTTTGCGTGCGGCCGGATCGGGTGTAAAGCCATCAACGCCAGCCTCGATCTGGCGGCGATACTCGGCGGCCAGGCTGGCAATGCCATCAAGGAATTCACGGCGGGAAGAGCGGTTAGCCATAGCTCTTCGCCACTTCCTCACCAAAAGGCTCCAGGATCTCGCCAAAAGCATTGGCGTGCCTGGGGTAATGCCGTTGGATAAAGGCGGCCAGAACCTGCAATACTTCCATCGCCACCGCCAATTTATTGAGTTTCGGGTTACCTTTGGAGACCGCACTCATCGTTTTGTTATAAGCGTCCGATAGCCTGCTGATTACTTCCGCCTTGGCCAGCGGCTTGATGTCCTTATCAGTCTTTACTTCGGTCAGCGTGCTTTGAAACAACAACACGAAATCCTCCAGTACAGCCTGCGTTACCGCTTCCGCCCCTTGGCCGGATAACCGTGCAGCGGCGCGCGCCCGGTCCCAGTCATCTCCCCCGTCCTGGGCGGTCTTTTTCCAGCGTGCGAGCGTACCTTTTGAAACGTTACATTTCTGGGCAATTGCCTCCAGGGTTAACGCTTCATACACGTAGGCCGCACGTGCGGCCGTTATTTTTTCTTGAGGGTGCGCCATGAAAGGTTACAGGCCGATCGCCCGTTTGCCATTCTCGATCGCCAGTGCCACACCTATCGATACCAGCCCCCCAGTCAGGGCGCCATTCACTGCGGCTTTGGCTTCGATACCCCGCACTCGGCCATCGATCCCTTCCAGCCGGACATTGGTTTGCTCTTGGCTCGCGATTACCATGTCGAGCTTGCCCTCGATCTTGCCCAGCAGTCGCGTGTGTTCATCAGTCATCATCTCCCACCTCTATGTTTATTTTGATATTCATGAGCTTGTTGGCACCCGATACAGCGGGTGATTCCGCGCCCGGTCAGCCGCCTGGCTTTCGGTATTTTTAGGCCGCAATCTTCACAATGGGTTAGGGAGGGCTTATCCCGCGCCTTTGCACCGGCACGCTGACGGGCCAGGATGTTTTCCCGTTCTGCTTGCTCCAGCGCTTGGGCACGATCATAAAAATCCATGAGTCACCACTTTACCCAGGCGCCGACGCCAACGAAGTAATCGGTGCCGCTCAGCGTTGACGCGCCCCCAGCGGCTTGATCGATCGACCCCATAACCCCAAGGTGTAATGCCTTAACCTGCACAATGCCCTGCCTGGCTTGAAGCCGCACCGCCTGTTGTCCGTTTTTAATCCCGGCGTAAACTCCGACTTCGCCGCTGGTATCCCATGCGAGCCACGGCAGCGGGTCACGGCGAATGTAAGTCTCACTGTCGCCGGTTGTGGTGTTGATAACGGTGGTAATGGTCTGCGGATGATCGTCCGCCTTGGCTTGACTAGACGCGATGATTTCACGGGCTGGATCTTCCGCCACTGCGGACGGAAGGTTTAATTTTTTCTTGAGCACCTTCCCGCCGCTATAAACCCGAATCGGCGCCTTGGTGACAACTGGAACCTTGGGGGCATCTTCAACTTCCGGCGCGGTCTCTGCTGGAGTGGAAACGCTGACTTGCGGCAAAGGCTGGAGCTGCGAAACATGCCACAGCCACAGAAGCGCCACTACTACCAGGCCGACCGCACACAGAGTTAGAGCCTTTGCCATTTATGACAGGTCTCGTGGGTTGTCGCGATAGGCAGCGCTGTCCAAATCATCGGGGCGCCGCCCATTGCGGTATCTCATCGAAATCAGCTTGCTGACGGCACAGTGCGAACCGACCACACCCAGATAGATCAACCATATGTCCGCGTCAGGCGGTACATGGCACACAAACACCAGGTGCAAGAAAGAAACTGTGGCGGTAACGTATGCCACGTTCGCCCATAGCTTGGTGTGGGATAACTGACCGGTGCCCGCATCCCTGATTAGATCGGCAGGCTTCATGCGCGGTTAACCTCAAACTCATGTCCGGCCAGCGGCTCCATATCACCACGAAGCCAGTCCGCTACATTAAAGCCAGGGCAGGATTTCGCAACTTTTGGAAGATCACGGTGACCGACTACCCGAGCCTCCGGGTACATCTCCATCAGCAGCCGCACATTGCCACGCAGCGTATCCCATTGTGCAGTACTGAATTTGTCCGTACCAGCCATGCACACGCCAATGCTTTTTTGGTTGTAGCCTTGCACGTGCGCGCCGATCTCATCGAGATGGCGCCCGGTCGCGATGGCGCCGTTGATCTGGATAAAGAAGTGGTAACCGATGGCATCCAGTGATGGATTTTGCCGTGCGCGGAATTCCGGAGACCGCCTGAATCCGCGTTCACGATGCCAAGCGTTGACGTCTTCCACGGTTGTGCGCCGCCCGTTAGGCGTGGCAGCGCAATGGATAACGATTAGATTGATGGGCCTTGATGACATGCCGCCATTCTGGCGATGGCGGAAGGGAGAGTTAAGGCGGAAATAGTTCCGCCCGGACGAGCCGGGCGGAGGAAAAGTAGCTTATGCCGGATTTAACCGGCTGTCAAATACGCTTATTGGATGTCTTTCAGGCTCATGTCTGGATTTTTTATGCTGGAGGCGCATCCTGTATTGCTATTTTCGAATTGACTCTTTCGGCGCTGGCGCAATTCGCGGTTACCCTTACCGTCGGCAAGCAAGAAAAATGTATCCGCATATCCCATTAAATCAATGACCGCTTGCTGACAATCGAAGTAAGGGAAGATCGCGCGGTTTCCACCATTTGTTTCAGGCCAGCTCTTGATTAGCGCTTCCAGCTTTGGCCTCACCTGCATCTGATAGCTTTCTTTGTTTGCGTCCCGTAAATCTGCCCGCCCTGCCTCGATAGAAGCAAGCATATGCCGCGCTATTTTTTTTGCTTCCGCATCGGATAGGTCATTCTCTCCGGCAAATACAGGCGCTGCCAAGACCATTGCCAAGACCGCCATCACTCGTTTCATCTAATTCTCCTTTTTAGAATAACGCTACTTGACCATCATCTTCTTCTACCCCAGCCAGTATGTTACGCACCTGGCGTTCGGTGAGATCATATTTGAGTGCCAGTTGACGCTGACTCAATTCACCGTATTCCACCTTTATCTTGGCGTTGCGTACGGCCACACTGGCAATCAGCGCCTTCGGAATATCGAAGTGATCCTCCCCCCCGAAGTGCTCAATGAGTTTAACTACGGCAGCGGCGCCCAGAATCTTAACCAGCACATGATCTGGATCGAACCGCTTCGGGATATACAAGCGTACGCCCCCATAGTGCTGCACTAGCGTGAGCGTGCCAGGCAAGCCGATAAGGCCAGCGATATCCCGCAGAATGCCCGGCAGCAGGCTTTCGTCTATCTCAGCCATTCTCGCCCTGTTTACGCTTCGCGTCATAATTCAGCGCCGCGACGATTTTGCGCAGTTGCCTCACATCGCACCAGGCTGCTTTTTCTACCTTGAACATATGCCGCGCCATTCCGTCCGCGTATTCCCAGGGGCGGCCCGAGGCCGTCAACATCGCGCCGATTTTGGCGATCAACGGCTTCTTTGCGTACGTGGCATCCGGCGTCCGGACGCGTTTCTTTTCATTTTTCCAGCCACGACTATGCAAATGCTCGATCACCCGGCGACGCCCTACGTGGTCGAGTTCGGCCGACGTACGTACCCGCGCAACGGTCCATAACATGCCCCGGTATGTGTCATCATCAAGGCCTAGCTGGGCCTTGGCAATATGGATCTGTGCCAGCTCACGTTTCCGCAGATCAGGGGCAGGACGCGGTTTCATCTCAGTCTCCGTATCCCATCTTGATCAGTTCGATCGACGTGCAGGATTTACGGATGTGGCGGATAAACGACATAGGCGTCGTCCAGCTAGGCTCCCAGACCAATATGGATTTAAATGCACTTTGGTAAAAATCCCGCAGCCCTTTATCGAGCCGCCGTTTTTTCAACGCCTCTTTGGCCTCGGCGCGCAACTTGGCCGAATGAACGAAAAGACTTTTCTTCCGATGGAATTTGAGAGGAATTTCATGTCCTCCCTTCAGCCATTCCCCTCTGATATAGCCATCCACATAAACATAGATGTAGCTGCGAAGCGGCGCTATCCCGGCTCGAACCTGCGCAGTGATTTCGTACCCATCGCAGCGCAGTTTCACCTGCCCAAATGAGTACGACAGGCTAAGCTCAACTTCTTTCCATTGCTCTTTTGTAATGGTCATGTGCCCACCAGATCTTGGAACCGCTCCAGGAACAAGGCTCTGGCAGCAGCAGGCGAACAGGCGCCAATCTTCTGATGATAAGGTTTGATGCCTGTAATCAGAGACCATTCGTCATCATGAGCGGGCATCAGGTCGCGCTGCTCTGTTGCCAGCATTATTAGATCTGCCTGTTTAATGCAGGCAGGCAATTCCAGCGGCAATCCGAAACGCTTGAATATAGCCGCTTCGACGCGTTTCTCGATCAGTTTGTATTCAGGCAGTAACTGTTTAAGCGGCCGGGTAATATCCCCCACATAAGCCTCTGCTGCGTCATGCAGCAGCCCGGCCAGAGCGTGCTGCCGAGGAACAAGGATGCTGACGTACCAGGAATGTTCGGCAACTGAATAAAAGCTGCTGGTATGTCCATTGAAACGGCAGAGATTTGAAAGTGCCGTGGCTATATCCTCAATTTCAATGCAGCTGTTTTCCGGGTCAAGGAAATTAAAGTAGTGACCCTTACTGGTGAGAATGTCCGGGCGAATGTCCATTCACGCCACCACTTCGCGCTCGAAAGGGGTAATAACAAAATCCTCGACATCAGTTACCACCTTAATGCCTGCCACGCCGCGCACTTCATCTGGCTCATTGAGGATTGCATCTTTATTGATTTCCTCCTTTGTGCGCACGAACTTGCTAAAGCCCAGGCGCTTCAAGGTTTCGATCACGTCATCAACGCCACGCACCGAAACACTAGCCGGGCGCTTGCGCCACTGCACTTCGCCCGTAATTAGATTGGCCGTTTTGACCCGACCACCGTTTGTCAGCTCGCTCCGATGTGCCTCGCAGTAGCCTTGCACGCCATCTTGCAACATTTTCAACTGCTCGTTGAGGGCATCCAGCCGGGGCTGGAAGTTGTGTGTGATCGCCGCGATCGCATCGTTCATTTCCGTGGTTGACCGCAACAGCACGCGTTGCAGATCGCCAATTTTGCGGATATCGGCAGCGGCATCATCTTTGGTCTGTGGCACATAGACCTGTGCCGGGGCTTTAAGTCTGGTGGCGGTTTTAGCCATGTATTTCTCCTCTTGTGGTTAATCTTTGCTGTTGATGACAAGATATTTCTGATGAAGCCGATCAATAACCGTTACCTGTTTATCGCTCATACTGCTTGTATTTCTGCCGCAATCCGTTTTCCCAGCTATCGAAGTCATGAATTCGTCTTCCCATTGTGTTAGCTCATGGCCCCGTCGATTTCTTAAGGAATCAAGGTCTAAAATCATCTGTCCAATACTTCTCACGATTAAGTCCTTAAGTGGATCTGCCCAAGCAGATCGGGTAATGAAATCTTGCGCAGGCGCGATTCCAGTACCAAGCTATGCATGGCGCGGCCGCGTAGAAATTTGCATGTTTCTTCCAAATCATCGGCGGTTTCGGCCATGTAATACCCAGTTCTCGGCGTACCGCAGACCGCATAGCCGTCTTCCCGCAGTTGGCTGACGTACAGGCGCACCATGCGCGGATTCACCCCTACCAGCGTCGATAACTGTTTCACGGAGATCCCGTGCCCCTTGCCTATATGGCTGGAGAGCGTGAACAGGACTTGATTAGGTGTCGTCATCGTTACCTCGAAAGTTACTAACCTGCTCTTTGAATTTATTAAGCTGCTCTCTGACGGACTGCGGCATAAACAGACGTTCCGGCATCGGATCATGCGACTCCGCCGCTTGTGTTTGTGCAATCTGTCCACCCACAGGCGTTTTTCCTGCTCGCCTGTTTTCAGATTTTGATTCTGCCTTCGATTCGGCCTTGTCGGCATAACCCGCAATGATGGTGAGCAAGTAACCATGTGACTTGAGCGGCAGCGTTAGGGCATCGCGTTTAGCCAGCATCTCTTCAATTGCCTGACGCCAGTATTCTTGAGGCGCCGAATAAATACGGCTGCCGCGTTCGATCTTCCCGTTCTGAATCATTGGCAAAAGTTCGTCCATCAACTTGACCAGGCGCGGCATGGAAACCGCGCGCTGCGTCGGCTTGAATAGCTGTACATAAGCCAGCAGCAGATCCCCGATCGGAGTGAGCGAGAACGCTCGCACTATCGCATTGCGTGCGGCCATATCGTTAATGCCCGCCTCGATCGGAAAATCGGTTTGGCAGCAAGGGCAGATCAGGCGCACGGACGATCCTCATTTTTCACGAAACTAACTAGGAGCTGCGTTTGTTCCAGGTCGAGTTCGATAGGCTCTGCATTCAGCCCGAACAACATGAGAGTTTGATCTGACGTACGTGCAAGCCGAAAACGCGGGCGGGCAGGAACGTCGGCACTCGTTCTCGCCTCGGGTTGCACCGGCTTCCAGGGCTGGATCATGCCGGTGGTATCAACAACATGCTCGGCCTGCGCTGGCGCTGATGATGCTGGGGCCGTTTCCGTGATGGATTTTTTGAACTCGCCAGACAGGAGACCTGTGGTGGATTTTTTACGCTCCTCAGACAGGAGACTTTCAGCGGTCACGCCGGGCGCCATGCGGCAAGACTTGGCGCCGGGTAGACCCTCAACGATGATCTCTCCTCTCCCAATATACCCTTTGATAAATGGGCTGACGGAGGATGCGCCGGAGGCGTCGGTCAACTGCTTAAATGTTGCAGTACCTTGCTTAGCAATGATTTCGAGTATGATTCGCGCTTTGCTTTTTTCGGTTGACATAATTTTTTCCTCAATTTTTGGAGTTGGGGTTATCCGTTTTTGCGATTGGTCTGAATCCGGCAAAATGGATTTCTTCGGATTGATTGTGAATTGGCGGAATGGAATTTTTGGCAGAACACCGGTTGGCCACACCATAACCCGCGTCAGACCATCGCGCATGACAGTGGCGCGGTTAATCGCACGAGCATCAAAGAGATCCTGCAGAATTACTATCAGCGACATAGCGGGAATCCCGGTTTTCTCAATCAACTCGGTAAAGGACATTGGCGATTGCACATTGCAGCCCTTGAGGGCGGCAAGTATTTTTTCTTTATCGGTCATCAATGCACCCCCCGCTTGGTATCGATCGGCATCAGCCGGATGCGTCTCTTGATAAAATCATCCAGAGCGCTAATGGCCGCGTCAGGGCCATCACTTATCCGTGTAAAAGCGATTTCGGCGATATCTCTTGACATGGCTTGCAGAGCAGAGCGCTCTACCTTCAACTCTTCGCGCAGCGCAGGCTCGGCCAGCGCAATCTGTATCAGGGCGATAACGGTTGCGCTGGAAGCGTTATAGCCCTCATGAACACGATCTCTCAGCAATTCGAGGTCAACACCATTCACCACTACGGTAGTCATGATTGCCCCCCATGCACAGCTGGGCGCTGCTCACCTGCCTCGACAGCCGGGCAGATCCCCGATGATAGCTGTGAGATTTCGCGTGCCTGACGCGCGATCTCGCGACTCTGATCGATGGTACGGTTACTGAACCACGATACGGTACCAAACACTGCGGCGAGGCCAATAATGACCGCTAAACCGATGACGCCAATGGATTGTCCGGGATGCTGTTGGTCGGGCGGCATATACCAGTTCATAGCGCCACCTCTTCTGCTTCAAGCAAAACCTGTGCGGCCTCTCTCAAGGCCCCATCCCACTCATCATTGGTAGTGGGATTATCCTGTGGCACCTCCGCGTCGCAGCGCCGCATGACGTCCGCTAGCTTTGCGATGGTGCCTAAAAGCGACTGTATTTCCGTCATGGCATACTCCTGCGTTTGGTGATTGTCCACTGAACGTCGACACCCTCATGCGACACGACCATCGTGTAATCCATTCCGCCACGGTGCTCATTACGACCGATCTCAGCAGCGCCCAGATTTGCGCACCGGGCCTCCGGCATGATGGTAATGACCGAAGCTATCGGATTCATTTGAATATCGATGATGCGGAACCCTTGATGGGCAAGCATTAGAGCAACGCTTTTAACCCGCCTAAGGGTATCCATCATCTGATGATTAATGCCGATGGACGGAGCATCAGGAAGGGGATGGACTATTGTCATGATGCCCTCACCATCACAGAGGCGGTACGCAACGCCCCGCGCCAGGTATATCCCAGACTGGGGTCAGTCCATAACCTGCATGCAAGCACCAATTTCCGTATCATTTTCATGATTTCCTCCCTTGATTCGAGTGGTTATGAGGACAGGTCTGGCAGGCGCGCCAGTGCTTCATCGCGCGCGGGCTGCTGGTTGGCACTTGGCCGGTGTGGTACTGCTTACACTCGGCTAGCGTGATTTCTTCGCCCAGGTGCGGGCAGATCACCCGGCCATAGGTTTCGATCACGCGTGCCGCGATCTTGTCGGTGCTAGCAGGATATTTGCCGGAGACCACTAGGCTGATCGCGGTGCGTGACACGCCGAGATCTTCTGCCACTTTGGCTTTGTTACTGGCAGCAACAGCAGATGCGAGTAGGCTCATCCACATAGCGGCCTCCTTTCCTCCGTGTTGCGGTCATAGAGGGCGCCTTTAGCAACACTCAAAACCGGCGCATGCAGACCGGTATCCTTATCATCCGGCAGCCACCAGCGAATGAAGCCATTGGAAGTAAGCGCTGTCCCGGCCTCGCGCTTTTGCAGCCTGATCAGGTAACCGGCACGCTCTAATGCACGTACGTACTTGCCGATATTGGAGCCGATATCCTTCTCACCACCCTGGGCCACTAGCAGCTCCAGATCTGGAATGCTGAATTTGCGGAGGATGCGTATAGCGCGCCATACACGGATGCGCAGAGTATCCTTGCAGATGCGTGTATTTGTGCGGCTGCCACCTTTCGGACCGGAGCGCAGATTAGCTTTACCTGCCGCCAGTGCCTCCCTTCCCGCATCGGTAAGGCGGTAGCAACCGGGGCCGGTCAACTCGATCAGCTCATGTTTGCGTAACTTGAGAGCCGAGTTTTCTACCTGCTTGTCATTCAGGCCGGTCAGCGCGAGCAGCCTGGCATCGGTAATACACTCGTTGAGTGCATGCTTGCCGATGGCCGTTAACAGTTGTTCGGAGATCCAGGCCATTTAACGCCCTCCCGCAATTACGCTTGGTAACGGGAGGCGCATCTGGCCCGCAGCTTCCAGTTCCTCCGCACTCGGGGGCGGGGGTGGCCCATCTGGATCGAAGTTGCAGCAGTCGATAGCTTCAGCTTCGGCGGAGTGCTCCTCGCCACACGTTGGGCATACATACACCTCAAAGACAGATGGCTCACAGCACTCCCGCGCCTCATCTTCGTCATCATGAAGGTCGCCACATTCGCCACACTTCCACTTGGGCTCGATAATTGGTTTTCTGATTGATGCTCTCATCTCAGCGCGCTCCGGCCTTGATCAAACGCGGGCGGCGCGCTTGCCAGTCATGCGTGAGGGTTTGTCCCGCCATGTCGGCCAATGCGATCTTGTTGGCGCTATTGCGCGAAGCGTGACGCTCGCAGGTTGCGATCGCATTCATGATTTCGCGCATACGTCCACCGCTTTGCTGGTGAATTTCCGCTACCAAGTCTTCCGCAATTTCGACGTCCGCCAGCTGGCGGCAGGTGAGCCGAACATCTTCAAGTGTGGCGGGCAGGAAAGTGACAACCTTGGCGATCCGGCTGCTGATCTGGGCATGGCGCGCAATCTTGGCCTGCACTTGCTCCATACCCACCAGCACTACGAGAACCTCCGTGAGATCGGACAGATCCCGGATCGCTTCCAGTACCAGTGCGTTATCGCGCAAGCAGTGTTCTATTTCATCGATCACCAGCGGTATTTGCTGTCCGCCGAGGAAACCGGCGATGCGGGCGAATATGTCCTTTGCGCGGCCGCGTGAATCGAGCTTGAGCGATTCGGCCAGCTCAGTCATGAAGTAACGAGGTGTCCACTCAACCTTGGCGCGCAAATAAGCGGCGCCCTGGCTGATGGCCCACTGGTCGACAGTGGCTGATTTTCCATATCCAGCCTCGCCGGTGATCAGCAGCAGACTGGCCTCGGCGGCGCCACGCGTTTCAACAGCGGTGATACCTGTGCGGAACCTCTCGTAATTACTCGTTTTGACAAATTGTTTTTTCACCTGATACACTCCTATTTGCTTTGCTGCACTAAAAAGACCGTGCGGTAGCGTCAACTACCGTGCGGTCACCTCTTCCTCGAACAGATCCTCAAATTCTGAAGTCTTTCTGTACCACCCCAGCCAGCTGTTATCCTCGCCAGTGATCTGATCTTCATTGGTCATCAGCCAACGATATTTGCTCGCGTCGGTATCGAACATCGGGCGACGCTTGGGCAGACCGACAACACTGGCCACAGCGGTTTCGACGACTTCCACGCCTGGCTTATCCGACTGCCTTTCCTTCTCCTCTCGGGGGTATTCAATACGCATCGGTGGTAATTCGATTGCTGGCTGGTATTCCAGCATTTGCGGCGGGTTGAGTTCGGCCTCGGCTTCATCGATCTTGACCTGCGCGCGCTTGATTCGGCCTGTAGCGCGCTTCTGGGCAGCTTGCTCAATGAAGGATTCCGGGAAATAGTTGCGTTTGTTGGCCTCGAATTCGGCAACGCAAATCATGCGGCCGGCCTGATCTCGCACCCATACACGGCTGGCATCATGAATGTCGTAGCCGACGCGTACCATTTCCTGGTGATAGGGCTCAAGATCGCGGTGGTAATAGAGGTTGCCGAATAAACGTATTTCGGCGCGGCTGACTTTCGCTTCCTTGTATGGCCGGAAGAGATCATCAGCCTCATCGGCCTCAACAGCCACGAGCTTCCAGCCTTCCGAAACAGCTTGCGCCCATGCCTCGTTTGGCGTCTGATGCCGCAGCTTTCCGTCATTACCGCGCACCTTCATCAGCGCACGATGTGGCCGGTTGTTATATGCATCTACCTGCTGCTGACACCAGATGGTGAAGTCCCGCCATGCCATCAACAGTTGAGACGTGCCGCTGGTTTTGATGTCGGCGCGGGTAAGCTTGTAAACTCGTTGCCGTGATTCGCCATCCATTTGCGCGCCCATGTAAGTCGGCAGGCCCTTGGCGCCGCGCACCCAAATGGTTTGATGTGAACGCTCGATGATTCCGCGAGCTTGGGAGTTGTACGGCAGGCTATGGGTGAGCGTAATGCCCAAGCGCTCCATGAAGCCGTTTGCAGCGTCAGACATGGCGGCATTGCGGTAACCAGAGCCGTTATCAACATAGAAGATCGCGGGAATACCACCCTTTTCGCAGGCGTGGCGCAACGCATCCAGAACCGCCCACGTGGACTCTGCCAACCCGGCCGACCAGCCTACCGCCCGGCGTGTGGCAATATCGAGCACCGTGGTAATCTCTGGCCGGAACGCTCTGCCGTGAGCGGGATGTGAAACTTCACCGTCAAAGGTATGACCATCTGCCGTGTAGGCATCGCTCGGCCACATCTGGCTTGTGTCACGCCGCACGAATGGGCGGATGTTTTTGATTTCGCGGCCACCCATGCGCCCGCGCTGGACCTCAACCTTTCCCATTTTCTTAAGAAACCGGTTTGCGGCGTCATATGAAGGCGGTGTGATGGTGGCTGGAAGCGCTGCAGCGAGCTGCTCAATGCAATAAGCCAGGCTTGGTTTCTGCGGCTGCTGGAAAAACTTCAACAGGTACGGTGCCCACGCCGGAACGTCGATCGACTCGCGCGATTTTGGCGCTAGCTTGGTCCATCCGGCTTGTGAATCGTTGAGCCAACGATAGAGCGTACCGCGCGAGATTGCACGTCCTGCACCGGCCTTTGCGTTGGCCACGGTAACCAGTCTCTGCAGGTGTGGTGCGAGGCCACCCTTTTCCGCCAATTCGATAACGGTACGTACTGCGCGCTCGGTGCCTCCAACCTCCGCCAGACGGCGAACTTCCGCACATATTGCAGCGCGAGCTTCGGCTGTTTGGCGCTGCCAGTCCTTTAACTCTCCTGGCTTGATGGTTGAGAGCGCGGTCACTTGCGATTGCTCTACCGGCGCGGCTTTGACCATTGCCTGTAGCGTGCACTCTTTAATGGTGGCAATCAGAGCGGACGGGAGTTGGTATTCTGAACCGCCGCCACGTCCAACTCGCTGTTGTTTTAACCATTTCTCGCGTGTAACGAGATCGATCCAACCCTTTTTTGTTAACGGTAATCCAGGTAACTTCATCGCCGCTAATTCAGCGCAGGAATAGTGGGTTCTCATAACGCCACGCCCATTACTCGTTTAAGTTGCTTTATCTGCTTGGCCGCTTCATCGCGCAGGCGCTCAAGCTTGCCAAGTTCCGCATTAAGGGCATCTTTGCCAAGGGCCACGCGCGCGCCAAGTTTTGATGCGCATAGATTGAGCAGGCGCACATCGTTGGTTGCCATATCGAAAGCAATAGCCGTATCTAGCGGCGGAATATGATCTTCTCGGGACTCAGCGGTGTAGGCGTCCAGCATGTGCTTGCTGATATCGCGTCCTAGCAAGCGGCTCATGGTGCCCGCCACCTCATAACGGTCGTACCCGATTAAGGCTTCGCTCATGGTGTGAGCGATCTGCACTCTGCAGTGCAAACTTCCGGCTGCATTTGGCGCTGGTTGAGGGATCTCGAACAAATCAGAAGTAAATTTGTCGCGCTTGCTCATTACGCAACCTTCCGATTGTCTACCGGATATACATTGCGTGATTTTCTGATAGTGCTACCATTCAGAGTTTTAGCTTTGTAGCGTCCGAGGCCACGCTCACCACGTCCGCTTCTGGGACTGCCATCCAGGTGATACCGACTGGGCCAGATAGTTTGTGGAATGGTTCTGAGATGCTCCGCGATTAGGCGTTCATATCTAGGGCATGGGCCATACAACGCGTTACTGAGCGTGGTGCGACCAAGGCCATGATCACGTGAAAGCCGCTGTAAGTTAGTCCCCGTTTTGCGAACGGCAGCAATAATATCTGCGCGATGCCAGTCTTTTAAGGCTGGTTTTTTTGCAGTGTTTAACGGTGACTTGTTTTTATACATGAGGCGAACTGTAAACCCGTTCTGTATACCTGTCAACTAATAATTTAAAGGTAACAGATAGGTGACAGTTCATTAATGCCCATATGTTAATAACTATCTGTATTTAAATTACAAAAATGCTTTCCTAACGATTTCTGTAATTTTGCAGTTGGTAACAGTTAGGTGACAGTTATGACCGCTAAACTTGAAAAGCTACTAAATTCGAATATGTTGGTGGATACGAGCAGGGGCACTATCTTAAGCAAGGAAGGGGAATACTTCCCCGCAACGATGCTTGCGGAGCTAAAGATTCCTGGATTACCAAAATCCAGGGCCGGGATTTACAAAACAGCGACGCGAGAAGCATGGCCACTAATACATAGGCCGGGGAAGGGTGCTAAAGACGGGGTTAAATTTTTCCTGGTACCCCAGAGCATTCTTGATAAGATCAATGAAATTAAGCCACTAACAACTAAAAAGCCTCAGTTGGATAAGGCTTGCGTTCATTATGGTCGGAGGGCTGATGATTACCGGCAAGCCAACCTTGAAGAGTTTGTGCAAGTGCCGCGTTATGACTTACATGCGAGTGCTGGACACGGCTCTGTGGTTCATTCTGAGCAGATTGTTGATCATTGGGCCTTCCGTTCTGAATGGATAAGAAATGCTCTTGGTGTATCGGCGAAAGACCTAGCGTTGATCAGTGTAAAAGGCGACAGCATGGAACCCACTCTCACCAGTGGCGACATGATCCTAGTCGATATACGCAATGGGCGGATTGAAGATAATGCCATCTACGTCCTGCAGCATGACGGAGACCTTCTGGTCAAGCGTATTCAGCGAAAACTAGACGGTACGGTGACCGTTATAAGCGACAATAAACAATACGATAGTGAGGTGTTGAACCGAGCAGGAGCCGCCGCGTTACGCGTTGTGGGGCGTGTTGTTTGGTCAGGACGCAGAATGTAATTAGCTCAGTCTCAAATAGAGCGCAAAACTCATCACTTTTTCTCGTTTTTTCTTAATTTGTCTCAAATAATGAAAATCTGATAGATTTCCCGTTGTGCCTTATGTCGTGCGGTTTTTCGCGTTTTTTTGTTTCTCTCTTGATGTCTCAAACTGATCACCCCCCCACAGTGGGCATGATGAGTCAATGCCTCTCCACCACATTTATACTTGTCTGAGCATAGCCCTCACCCCGCCACTTCTTCGATCTGGCGATAAACGCCCCTGATCCCCCGCTTCCAAAAATTTTAGTTTTTAGAAACAGTAGTTCGGGTTGTAAGCCCAAACCCTCGGAATTTTCCTAATTGGGGTTTGAGGCGCACTAGCGTACGTAAAATTATTTTCGTGTGTTGGCCTCAATATGCAGTGCAACGCACGCACTGTTTTGCAGATTGATCTATGCTGATAAAAAATCATGCTTCCTAAACCACTCAAGTGGGTCGTTGTAGCTTTGCCACTTTTAGCTAAATAAAGATAGCCACAAGGTGAAGTCTATGCCAAATGAAGATGATCGCTGGAAGGAACAACTACGCTTCGTAACTGCCACGACGTTCGTTTCCGGGGTGGGCATTCTGATGAACATGTGGCCGTATGTTGCAATGTTCCAACGGTCTTTAAACATACACTTTTGGACTACCTCGTTGCCTGGAGAAATGCCCCAGCCTAGATTTGGTTGGTTTATATTACTTACGTTTCCTAGCGCTTGGAATGAGTACGGTGACCTATTCATTGATTTACATGTGTTATAG